CTAATGCTTGGCCCGCCGGCCGCGCTTCGCCGCCGGCGCGCGCGCCGCAGCCGACGCGGCGCCCTCCACCATGTGCACGATGCTTTCGCGCAAGCCCGCCGGCTTCTGCGGGATGGCGTTGAAGGCCTTGAGCAGGCGGAGCGCGCCGATCTTGCCGAGCATGCCCACCGCTTCGGAATACTTCGCCTGGTCCTTCGGGTTGACCGGAGCGCTCGGCGCCGCGCGCCGGTTCGCGCCGAGCAGATAGGTGACGTGGACGCCCAGCACCCTGCCGATACGGGTGAGCCGGCCCATCGAGATGCGGTTCGCCCCGCTCTCGTATTTCTGCACCTGCTGGAAGGTGACGCCGATCTGGTTGCCCAGCTCGGTTTGCGAGAGGCCGCGCGAGATGCGCTGCACGCGCACCAATCGTCCGACTTCGACGTCAATGTTATCCGGTCTTCTCGGGTCTCGCGCCTCGGCCGCCATCGAAGCATCCCTCCTGCTGTTACGTCAGTTCGTAGCCCACATCCCCGCGGCCATTTTCGGCCTGCGCGTGCCCCGACTCGATTCGAGCGGGGAACACAAGCGATAGCACATGTCGGTGGCGGGAACGAGCGTCCATTTGTTGACGCTACGGCAACCTATGTGGCGGGGATTGCTCAATCATTGGTCCGTATAACAGATAGGCATGGCCCATAGCGCCAGCAAGAGGTCCGGGGAAACATCATTTTAGGTTGGATGAACCTCGGAATCGCACGATCCGCGACAACCCTGGCCGGTTGACGTAACGGAAGCTCTACTTGTGAATGGAATCCGGCACCGTAAAAAAATACAGAGCCGAGAAGCGTAAAAATATAGAGCCGGGAAGCGTTGGCTTCCCGACTCTATTTCTCTTCAGGTCGCTGCGGTGGTTATCACCAACCCGCACCGCCCCAACCCGGGCCGCCCCAGCCGGGGCCGCCCCAGCCGGGGCCGCCCCAACCGGAGCCGTAACCATAGGCGTACGACCCGCCGCAAGTGTTCACATAACGCCAGCCGTCCCAGGCGACGCAGTCGTCGTCGTAGCCCCAGCCGCCGTAGGCGAGACCGAGGCCGACGCCGGCCGCAACCGCCGCACCCGGAAGCCAGAAGCGGCGGCCATTCCGCCAACCCCAGTGCCCGCCGCCGCGAGCGGCGACACCACGCCCGGCCCAGGTGCCGCCTCGACCGGCCCACGTGCCGGAGCGGCCGGCGAAGGTGCCGCCGCGATTGAAGCTGCCGCCGCGATTGAAGGTGCCGCCGCGGTTATAGCTGCCGCCGGTGACCGCCGCGCGCGGCGCCGCGCTGGCGCCGAAGCTGCCGCCGCCGCGTCCGCCGCCGTAGCCACCGCCGCCGGCCGAAACGTGACCGCCGCCGCTGAAGCCACCGCCGCCGCGCATCGCCGCGAACGACGGGTCCGCCGTAGCGGCGGTGAGCAACAGGGCCGCCGCACCAGCAAGGAGTATTTTCTTCATGCACGCCTCCATTTGTTCCTTAACCACGAACGTGGGCCGGAGGCGATGGTTCCGCCGAACTACCGGCTACTCCGCGGATTTGCCCGCGACAATTAACCAAGGCGCGCGGAGATCGGCGGGAGCGCCTGGACACCTCCGCACGGAGGCGACAAGGTGAATGAAATATGAACGGGGAAGGTAGAAACAGGACAGAGTCATGCGTAACAGAAAGGCGTACTTGCGCGCCACCGCCGTGGTGCTCGCCGGCGCGGTGCTCGTGCCGGCAGCGGCGCTCGCGCGCGGCGGCGGATTTGCTCCCGGCGGCCACGGGCCGGCGTTCGGCTTTCATCACGCGCCGGTCGTCGCGCATCGGCCGTTCCGGCCGGTGTTTGCTCCCCGCTTTCCGGGCCGGTTCGCTCAAGTCTGGCGCCTGCACCGTTTCGGCCATCGCGGCAACGGGAACGGCAACGGTATCGCCGACGCGGGCTACGCCGGCGGCTACTATCCGGGCAGCGCGTATGCGCCCGGCGACTATACCGGCACGATCGCGCCGCCGCCCGCGGTGTTCGCTCCGCCCGCCCCGTCCGCGGACCACGTCGGCTGCGTCGCGCGCGCCTACGACGTCGTCAGCGAGAGCGGCGGCATCGCGCGGGTGACGGTGACGCGATGTTGAAAGCGGCGAATAGCGAATAGTGAGTAGTGAGTGGTGAAGCCTGGCGGCTTCTTTCTATTCGCTATTCGCTACTCACTATTCGCGGCGCGCGCAGCGCGCCTCTTCATCTTCGCATCCCCAGCGGCTTCACGTAGGCCTGCGGGATGCCCCAGCGGAAATAGCTGCCGAGATCCGACGAGGAGATCGACAGGCTCAGATAGCGGCCCGACGAATGCCAGTCGATGAGCTGGTCGCCGGGCGAGACGGTTTCCGTCTCGCTGTCTTGCGGTGACGGGTCGCCCAGGCGGTCGTAGGTCGAGAGCGTGAACGTGATGTTGCCGCTCTGGTCCTTGAAGTCCGACTCGAGCCCGTGGATCTCGCAAACCGAGAGCGATTTGTCCATCGCGTAGGGCGCGAGCGTGAGCGACCACGGCAGGGCCGAGCCGTTGGCGTCGTTGCCGTTGTCGTGCTGATAACCGTAGCCGTCGACATCGAAGGCGATGACGCGGGTGTCGCCCTGCTGGAAGTGGGTGCCGGAGCAGCGCGTGCCGCCGGCGATTCCGGGCGCCCAGCACTGGTCGTTGATGTGATAGCGCACGAGCAAGGTCGGGTTGGAATTGCCCGAGGTCGTATAGTGGAAATCGATGCGGTTGTACTTCGGCACGTAGACGGCGTGGCACTGATAGGAGCCGATGAGCTTGTCGACCGCGTCGAACACCGCCTTGCGGATGTCCTCGACGTTGAAGATCGGGTGCACCGAGCCGTCGTACATGAAGAAATTGTCGAACCCCATCCAATAAGCGACGCCGTTGACGGTGACGGCGGCGCCGGGCGAGATGAGGCCGCATTCGGTCGCGAGAATCGAGGTGTTGTAGACGTAGAGGCTGCCGGTCCACTGCATCAGATAAGCGGCGGCGTCCGACCAGACGAGCGAGAGGAACGGCCCGAGCACGCGTCCGGCGACAAGCTTGGTGCCGACCGTGAGCGTGCGGCTGTTGGCGGTGTTGGTCGCCGACGGCGTCCACGTGGTGTAGTCGCCCTGCGAGCACCATTGGAGCACCATGCCGGTGCGTAACGCCACGACGAAGCGCTCCTGGGTGACGAACATGTAGCGGCAGTCGGTCGGCGCCTGTGCGTCGCTCGAGGCGAGGCTCGCGCGCGGCCACGGCTGCGGCTGGGTCGGATCGAACTGATAGATCTCGCCGGTATTATAGGTGCCGAGCAGGATTTGCCCGAAATGGTCGAGCGACCACACGCGCGGCTCGATGTAGATGTTCGAGCCCGAGCGCGCCGTGCCGTAGGTGCCGGTGCCGTATTGCCCGACGCCGAAGCCGGTGCCCTGCGCGCCGAGCTCGGTGCCGATCGTGACCTCATATTCGTATTGCACGGTCCCGCCGCCGGTCGCGGCCGAGGCGGCGGCAACGCCGCAATCGAAGACGTAGTGGTTGGCGTCGGCGACGCTGAGAACGAGGAACGTGCCGGTGAGCGCGGCGGCGGAAATCCCGCCCACGGCCGCGCCGACCGAGGTGTAGATCACGCTATCGCCGACGGAAAGGCCGTGCCCGGTGTGGGCGACGGAGATTTGCGATTGCGTTCCCGCCGTGGTGTTGGTGGTGAACGGGTTGGTGAGCGCCGCGCCGCCGCCGATGCCGCCGCTGGTGAGCCGGAACGGCGTGATGTCGTTCTGCGCCAGCGACGTGTCGTAGGCGTAGAGCTTGCGAAAAGTGCCGACCGCGATGAACTCGTTCGCCTGGTTGTCGCGCCAGGCGTGCGCGGCGCGCGGCTGGCCCGAGGTCGGCGTGCGCGTCGAGCGCACCCAGCCGCCGATCTTCTGCGGCTGCCCGCGCACGAAATGCACCGCGTCGCACGCGGTCCAGCGCCCGGCCGCCACCTTGCCGGTCTCGGTGATGACGACGCCCGGCGGCGGCGCGATGGGAAGGGGGATCGGATCGGGCATTTTTGCGTTGCCGCGAGCGCGTAGCCGACGCTCCGCGTCGGCGTGATGTTTGGAAGAACGGCGGCCGAAGGCCCGCCTATGGCCGCTCGGTCTGTAATGCGCGGCCGCGCGCGGCCGCTAGCTGAGAGACGAAGCAAACACGCGGTGCCGTAGGGTGGGCTAAGGCCGCGGAGCGCAGCGGAGCGGACGTGCCCACCAACGATGGACCTTTCAAACAAATGGTGGGCACGCCGGCCCATCGGCGCCCCGGATTTAATCCGGGACCGCCCCACGGCGCTCCACGAGGTAAAGCGGGCGCGACTACTGCGCGAGGCAGTCGGCAATCTGTCTCCTGCAGTCGAGGTAGCACGCCGGAGGCCAGCCATCTTGGCCGATGCAACATTGCCAGGAGAACCACTCCGCACCGTTGGAGCAGGTTCCCCTGCAGGTTATGGAAGGCCCCGTATTGCAAACCGGCAGGCCCTCCCGGCGTCTCGCAGGAGATGGGCAGCGCGCCGCCGATTTACCTTGGACCGCGGGCGCCGGCGCAAACGTGTCCAGTGCGGGCCCGAAACCCGCGGTGAGATTCGGGCGACAAGCAGACGGCGCCGCAACGGCCGGTATGACCGCTGCGGCGGCAAAGAACGCCACCATCGTCAGGCTCACGATCCTCATCGTTTCCTCCGCTCCAGATCGATGTACGAAATCATTGCACACGATCCGGCGGGGAATGACAACGGCGCGATGCGGGAGTCGGCATTCCGTAGGGTGGGCTAAGGCCGCGGAGCGGAGCGAAGCGGACGTGCCCACCAACGATGGGTGTCTGTTGAAGCTCTGTGGTGGGCACCGCTGCTTCGCGCAATGCGCTTCGCAGCGTTAGCCCACCCCCGGTCAAGCCCGGGGCAGGCTCTACGGCGCCGTGCGGGCTGCACGCATCACAGCTTGATCATCACGTTGAGGAACGCGCTCGGCTGCATGTTGTTGTGCGCGCCGCCGCCGCCAGTCGATCCGGTAGTGAAAGTATGATTGTGCGTAAGGGCGATTTTCGTTTGATTGAGGGTCTGAATTGCCGGCGCGCCGCCCGCATTCGCTGTAAAGTTGACGGTGTTTCCCGACACATTTGAGTCTACCGGCGTGCCGCCGGCGGCATCGGCGTTATCAGTCGTGCCGCTGTGATTGTGCGACGGCATCTCGCCGGTCGTGAGCTGGTGCGCCTCCTCGCCGAGCGCGTGGCCCAAGGCGCGCGCGGTGAGCCCGGCGCCGCTGCCCGCCGCCGCGAGCGCGCGGCCGAGCGTGAGCGGCAAGGTCAGCCGGCAGTGATTGGCGAAGGCGGTCGCGGCCGAGCCTTGCGCGCCGCGCGTCGTCGCCGCGCCACCGCTGGTGAGGATCGGCGCGTCGGCGTCGGAAATGTTGTTGTAGAGCAGCTGGAACAATGCGCTGTTCGCCGCGCTGGCGTGCGTCGCGTTCGACGAGGCGTCGCCGAGCGTGGAATCGTCCATCATCACCCAGCCGGGATCGGCCGTGGTCTTGAAGGTGAGCTTCACGTCGCCGGTGGTGAACGTGCCGACGCTCGTTCCCGCGACCTGCAGGCTCTCCGGGCTGAGGATGTTGACGACGCTCGGCGAGGAAGCGCCCGCGCCCGTCACCTGCAGGACGTCGGCGCCGTTGACGGCGAGGCGGATATCCTGGGCGCCGTTGCGGTACCAGCCGGAATTGGTTTCGTTGAGGAACGAATAGAACGGTGCGGCGGCCGCGCCGTTCGGTCCCTGCACCTGTTGCCAGGTGAACGGCGAAATGACGATGACGTTGCCGGCCCCGGAACAGAACACATCGACGGTGCCGCCCGGCAGCGTTACCGGCGTTCCGGTCGGCGTCGTCATCGCGATCGAGAAGCCGTTGAGGCCGGCGTTGTTGAAGACGAGCCAGCGCTTGTCGAGCGCCGGCACCTTGATCGTCAGGTTGCCGGTCAGCGACGAGGTGATCACGATCACCGCGAAGCGCGCCGCGCTCGGGCCGAGCGGCGGGGCGTTCGCCGACAGATCGAGCGTGCCGCTCGTCTGCGTCACCGTGAGGCGATTGGCAATCGCATCCTCGAGGATCTGGATCACGGACGCGTTGAGGTTCGTGCCCCAGGTATTGTTGTCGCCGCCGATCCCCATGAGGATGGCGCCCAGGGTGGAGGTGTAGGTGTCGGCCATGATCGGAGTCCGTAGGGTGGGCTAAGCGGGCGCAGCGAAGCGGAGACCGCGTGCCCACCAACGATGGATGTTTGTTGACAGACCGCGTGGGCACGCGCGCCCATCGGCGCGCTTAGCCCACCCTACGGCGCCGTACCCCGCGCGCCTCACTCATCGTGCAAATAGGTATCGAACGCGGCACCGCGGTAGACGAGGTCGCTCTCGGCGTTGACCTGCTCGACGAGGGCCGTGAGCGCGGCCACGTCTTTCTGATACTCCGCCTCGTTGCGCAGGAAATCCCAGGCCTGCGCGGTCGCCGCCTTGCGCAACAGATGCGGATAGCGGTTGGTGAGAAAGTTCGTCGGGTTGGCCGCCGAGAGGATCGGCAGCGACTGGAAATATTGCAGATTGCAGGTGGCGCTTTGCGCGAACGCCACGTCGAAGAACAACGCCTCGGCGATCGTCCCGCCGCTCTGGACGCTCCAGATGCCCCAATAAAGCGGGGTGCCTTGGACGAGATTATCGGCGGTGTAGGCGACGGCCGACCCGCCGCCGGCGCCGCTCGCCGAAGGCGTCGCGCCGAGCGGGGTGATGTCGATGACGAAATTATTGGCGTCGACGATCGCGACCACGTCGAAGGTGCCGGCGATCGTCACGCCGTTGAAGGCGGTCGCGCCGGCGGTGAAGAAGACCGAGCCTTGCGCGAGCCCGTGGTTCGCCAGATTGACGGTCACGGCGGTCGCGCCCGACGCGGTGGTGAACGGGTTTGCCGCGAGCGTGCCGCTCGTCTCGGTATAGGTGCGCCGGCGCTGGATGAAGTTCGGGTAGCGTTGCGCGGCCTTGGCGCCGGTGCCGAGCAAGGAAATCTTGCCGATCGGATCGAGGAAGCGCGCCGGCAATCCGACCTGCGCCGTGCCCTGCGCCATGTTGAAGTTATACTCCGCGCGCATCTCGCGGATGCGCAGCATCGAATAGATCAGGCTTTGCGCCTCCTGCAGGATCTGGTCGGCGTCGAGCTTGGAATAATTGACCCAGCGGGCGATCGAGCCGGCGGTGTTCTTGTCGCCGACGAGCGACGTGTAGGACATGGCGTAGGCCATGATAGCCCTCGATTGCCGTAGGGTGGGCTAACCCGCGGGCACTTCGTCCCGCGGGGTGACCACCAACGATGATTGGTGAGTAACGAGAATCCCCCTCACCCGGCCGCTGCGCGGCCGACCTCTCCCCGCAAGCGGGGAGAGGTGTTCATCGCGCCTCAGTGATTCGGAATGTACGGGCTCTCGTTCCCGTCGTGCGGGCCCATGACCGCCGTGCCGCCCTCGAGCGAGTGCGTCGAGAGGTTGGTCGGGCCGCCGCGAAAGCCGTCCATGCCGTGCTCGTTCGGCAGCGTCATGTCGGAGGTGTCGAGCGGATAGGCGCGCTTGACCGTCTGGCCGTGCGCGACCGTCTCGTCGACGATGCCCGAACTCTCGTGCAGCTTGGCATTGCCGCGGCCGGTGCCGGCGTCGGTGCCGGCCTCGACTTCGGCTTCGGTGAACTTGCCGAAGCGCGGGTCGGGTTTGCGCTCGCGGCCGTAGGTGGTTGCCATGGAATTTCTCCTGAGTGTTTGTGAGATTGCGAATAGCGAATAGCGAATGGCGAATGGTCGGTCTTAACTATTCGCCACTCGCCACTCGCCATTCGCTGGTTCAATCCGCATAGTCTTCCGCGTCGCCTTCCGGCGGCCAGTCGACGCGGGTGCCGCCGCCGGCGGGCGGACGCACGCCGCTCTCGCGATCGGCGCGGGAGAGGCAAGTGTAGCCGTCGCGGCCGGCGTCGCCGGTCGCGGAGACTTTGTCGTTTTGCGGGAGCGGGTTCGCGGGGCGAACCTTCTCCGGGACGTTGCGCAGCTTTCCAAACATTGCGGGATCCTCTCAACGTTCCCCGTGCGCACCGCAGCACGAAGTGATGCGGTGCAGACACGGGGTCCAGGGGCAAAAGGCGTGGACCCCGGGTCTGCAGCGCACGCCGCTGACGCGGCGCAGCGCTGCGCCCGGGGAACGCATCGCTAGAACCACTTGATGATCACGTACACGCGCGCGGTGCCGGCGGGAGCGCCGCCGGTGCCGGCCTTGAGCGTGATCACGAACGCGGTGTCCTTGGGGATGCGCGCCTTGTTGAGCGCGACGTGCCCGGCGAAGTCGGAGAGCGTGATCGGCGGGTTGCCGGTCCACGCCTCCTGCTGCGCGCGGCGGATGCCCTGCGCGGCGGTGTAGCCGGTCCCGGCGGCGGTGCCGAGGCGGTACTGCGCGTAAGTCGTGTCGCCGGAAGCGGTGCCGACGTCGACCTCCGGCACGGCGGTGGTGCCCACCATGTCGGCGGTGATGTCGGCGACGATGTCCTCGACGTGGCCCTCGCGGCCCTTGGGGCCGATGTAGTTGAAGGTCGTCGTCGAGTTGCCGAACGCCTGCGAGCCGAGTGCGATCACCTCGGTTTGCGGGACGGCATAGTGCGCGGGAGTGGTCATTGTGATGTTCCTCTTTGTTTGAGACCGCGAATGGCGCAATCGGCGAATAGCGAATGGCGAGTGGCGAATGGTTTCTTCGCTGCCCGGCTCTACTCGCTATTCCCTACTCGCTACTCGCCCGGCGGCCGTCAGGCCGCGCTATCCCACTTCACGATGCGCCCATTGGTGGCGTCGTCGTGAACGAGGCCGAAGCCGCCGAGGTAATACCAGGCGATGCCCTTGGAGCGGCCAAAGTCGCCGGGGATTTTCGCGCGGATTTCTTCGGGGATGCAGATCGCCTCGGTGACGGTGTCGCCGCCCATGAAGAAGGCCCACGACGACTGGCCGTTGGTCCACGCCTGCGCGCTCCCCGCATACGGATCCCAGGTGGTGGCGTTCGCCGCGCCCCCTTTCGGGATGAAAGTCTGCTCGATGAAACGGCAAGACTCGTACCGACCGACTTCACCATTAAATATGAAGACGATTCCAGTCTCCGTATATTGGTGAATTGTCTCTAGCTGATTTTTGAAGTTCCGGTACGTCGTGGGGTGACTGATCACCACATAATCGTCGGCGATATACGGCGGGACGTTCCTTTCTTTCATCGTGTCGACGATCGCCTTCACGTGACCGGTGCCGAG